TAACAGCTCATCTGCTTCATACACCGCTGCCAGGCGGTTCTCCACTGCATAGGCATAGTAGGTCTCAACTTTATCTGTACCGATTTTGCCGATTTCGGATATCATATTTCCATCTGCGTCATATGATAGTGTCAAGATAGGACGTAAAAAAATATTTTTAATCCATATTTAGCTTTTATTAGTATGTTAACTTTATTGTATTGATGAATACTTAATATTTATTAGGTTTATTAATAACTGACGATTTCTAACCACAACTATACACAAATTTTCTCTAGCTCTAGAAACACCTTGAAAAAATAGCTTATAAAATAGGTAATTGCTATTGGGATGCTCACTGGCCTTAAGATGACCATCTTCAGAATATTTAAAATTATGATCCATAATAATAAGTACATTATCAAACTCTTGACCAATAACTTCATGTGTATTAATATCACCGTTATATTTGTCAATTGTGCTTTTTTTATATAGGGATTTGGTATACTCTATAAAAGTATAATCTTTTTTCAAATAATACCTTATAATCTTATTTGCTTCTTCAATAGAATCTGCATATACAATATCAATTCCATTATACTTATACATTTTTTTTGGTACATCTTTCAAATGTAACATTGTTTTGATAAATGCTGTCATTTCCTCATTTGTGCGAATCTTGGATTTAAGCCTTAACTCTTTAAAATCTTCTAATCCAATAAGTTTTTCAGCTATATTACTATTTTCTTCAGTCTGTGATAGTGTCTGAAATGGATCATAAGAAAATACGCCAACTAAATCATTGTCTATAATAGTATTGACTAATGATTCTAAGCTATTATAATAAATTCTCTGTGTCTCATCAACTAAAATAAAATCATAATTATCTAAATAGATTTTACCTATTGATTTTGCATCATTAATATTTAGATTATTAATTTCACGTTCAAGTTTTAAATGCCCATCACATAAAATCCCAGAATGTATAACACAAACTTTTCCTATAGCCGCTAAATTTCTAGCTATATCATAAAGAAGCAATGTTTTTCCAGTTCCTGCACTTCCTGTTATACCCCAGAATCTCCTTCGATTTGTTTCTTGAATATTATCCAAAATATCATTTTTTATTCTTTCTTGAGCATCTGTTAAAAAATACTGTCTATCAATAAATTTTTGTGGGTTATTTAATGGTGATATCAAATAGTCTTTTGCTCGAAACAATGAATCAATATCGTTATCATAATCATCAAAATCACTTAATTCCGTAATTAATCTTGCTACATTGCACTCTATCAATTCACCTTCTACTAATGTAAAAAATTTATTCTGATCTTCTACATATGTAAAAGAAACAATATTTTTTGTGATATGACTTAAATAGTATTGATTTCTCAGCAACTGCTTTTGTATCCGATTTACATCAATCATCTCGGCTTTAAGCTCAATGTTTATTACTTTCTTTCCTCTTTTAACTTTCAAGAGATCAAATTCTTTAGAAATTTGCCTTATACTATATGAAAAATGGAAGCCATCCATCTCATATATCTTCACCTTATTATATATCAGAGTATCAACTAAACAACACAGACTTTTATATTCATGTTTCTTCACTCCCAACTTTTCTTTCCGCTCTGAAACAACATTTTCATACTCTGAACAGATACTCATATCTTTGTTCCTGGTTAATAAAAATAAATTTACTGCTTCCATAATAATTGATCCACCTTAATATTCTTTTGAATTTTGACTATCCAGATACTATCATGGATTTTATGATTTTACCATATTCAATCACCAACCATAAATAATATAAATCAAGTATACCATATATCTCCATTTCATAACAGGCAAAATATTTTCAATAATATGGCAATGTAAATTTACAATTATAAAGTGATTGGATTACAAACCACATAACCCAATCACTTTATACAATTCTATCTTTCCCTCACATCAAAATTCCACTCAATATGCACCCGCTCCCTGTCATAAACATAAATACACTTCACAAATACTTCTACCATCATACGTGTAAGATATTCTTCCTGCAAATACTCTTGCAGTTCTTCTTCCTCTGGAATGTTGTTATCCTCTACTTTTCGTATCAATAATAACCGTTCCTCCAACAATACTATTTCCTTCCTTAAATCCTCCTGCCTTACGGTCAGGTTTTCCCGCTTACAGATATACCGTTCCCTGTCAAATTCACCATCCAGCATCCGCTCATATAAATCAACTTTCTGCTCATCCATTCTCTGCAGGGAAGCTTGATACTCTGCTATTTGCTTCTGTAATCCAGAAACCTTATCTAGTTGAGAGGCATTACTCATATTATTCTGCTTATCCAGCAGTACCCTGCATAATTGTCTTAATGCCTGCCAGACCACTTCTGTTAAATCTGCTTCCATAATGTAATTATCCTTACAATCAAACTTGTCTGTGCGGTACTTTGTAAGGCAGCTATATTTTCTGAGCATCTGTGTTCTACGCTTTAATGCGTACCCACATACTCCACAACGGATTTTCCCGGCAAATATATGATTTTCGTCCTTCTCAGCTCTTTCCCCACACTGTATTAACATATCCTGCACGGTACAAAATTCTTCTTTGGTAACCAATGGTTCATGACAATCCGAAACAACAATCCAATTATCTTTTATAGCCTTCTTTGATTTCCTGTTCCCAACTTCCGATCGATACCGCTTACCATAGACGATTTTACCCAGATAACGTTCGTCCTTCAGGATTTTATAAACCGCAGTGTACTCCCATAGTTTATCATCTCCAAGTCCTCCCCACCATTTATGCGAAAGACCCTGTCCTTTCTTAATAATGCTGGGAGTCGGCACCTGCTCTGCATTTAGCAGGTATGCTATTTTTACGGTTCCTATTCCTGCCACTGCCATCTGAAAAATTCTTCTTACAATCGCCGCAGACATATCTTCTATTACCAGATGGTTTTTATTCTTTTTGTCTTTCTGATAACCAAACGGAGCAAATGAGCTTACATAACTTCCCCGATGTGCCTTTGCCCGCAACCCACTGCGTACCTTTTCGGACAGATCCTTACTGTAATAAGCATAAACCACATTTTTGAAAGCTATATCCACACTGCTTGTCATACCGTTATACTCCGAACTGTCATAGCCGTCATTCACAGAAATGAAACGGATTCCCAGGAAAGGAAAAATCTGATCCACATAATCACTGACCATCAGATAATCCCTGCCAAACCTTGAAAAATCCTTTACAACGATACAGTCAATGGTCTTTTTCCTGGCTTTTTCCAGCAGTTCCTTTACTGCCGGACGTTCAAAATTCGTACCGGAATATCCATCATCACACAACACGATAACAGTGCTGCCTTTCATTTCCGGCATTCCCTGCACAAAATCGTTCAATAACCTGCGTTGGCTTTCAATGCTATTGCTTTCATCCTTTTTTCCATTCTTTACATCCATATCCTCAACAGAGATACGCAGATACAAAACGATAATATATCCCATGTCCATCCACCTACACCTCCATTACTGATGTAAGCTTCTCTTTCAGCTTCTGGTATTCATCCTCAAACCGGAAATTAACGGTTATGCTGCTTGTCCCATGCACCACTACACTTTGTATCAATCCTGCCACCATCTCACGTGTGATACAAGATGCTTCTTTAAAACATAAGAGACTGCTAATCCAGGGATTTTGCTCCGGTCGTTCTTCCGGCAATTGATGTATCTGTCCTTCTGATTCTATTAGCTGTTGTCGGAGAGCCTTTTCTTTTTCCTTATATCGCTCCTGTGCATACAAGTAATCCCTTTCACTCAATAAGCCATCGGCGTAATCATCATACAGGGTTTCCCTGTGCCTGTGTATCCGTGCAATCTCAGATTTCATCTGCTTTACCTGCTGGCTGATACTGTTTCTCTGTGCAGAGATTATTTCACAGTATGTTCCCCTTTGCATCAGTTCCTTCATATTAGCAGCTAACTCAATCTGTATCCTTACGGCCTCATACACTGCTGCAAGCAGTTCCTGTTCCGGGATACTTGTAAATGGGCAGCTTTCCTTCATTGTCATATGCTTATGGCAGTTATACGTAAACCAGACGCGGATATGTGGCTTTGTATATTTATTTTCACGACATCTTTTAAACCGATACAAATTCCCACCACAACTTCCACATACTACAATACCTTTCAGTATATTATCAGCAATATCCTCGGGCATGGGGTACTTTCTCTTGGATTCATAATCATCCCTTACCTTCTGGTTAATCTTCTGTACTGCTGCAAAGTCATCTTCCCCTATGATTGCCTCATGGGTATTTTTGACAATGATCCATTCTTCCTTTAACATGACAGCCCGTTTTTGTCCATTCCATAGATCACTCTTTTCTTTTCCCTGCACCATGTGCCCCAGATAGACCTGACTGCATAATATCTTTTTAACCGTTTCCCCTCTCCATATTGAGTTTGCTTTACCCTGGTCTTTTATCATTCCCTTTTCAAACCGATATCTGCTCGGTGTAGGAACTCCTGATTCCCTCAGCTTTCTTGCAATGCTTGTGTAATTAAGACCTACAAGCCTGTACTCAAATATCTGTCTGACCACAAGTGCCGTTTCCTTATCTACTATCAGCTTGTGCTTATCTTCCGGAGATTTTAAATACCCATAAGGTGCCCAGTTTCCAATATACTCCCCACGCTCCTGCTTGGCACGGAGTACCGGACATATTTTACGGGAAATGTCCCTGGCATAGATATCATTTACCAGATTCTTAAGATGCATTGTCAGGATGTCAGAAGAAGCGGGGTCTACGTTGTCATAATGGTCATTGACTGCAATGAACCGCACTCCCAGAAATGGAAATATCTTCTCCAGATATTCACCTGCTTCAATATAATTCCGGCCAAAGCGAGATAGATCCTTTACAATGATACAACCCACTTTCCCATTCTTCACATCATCAATCAGACGCACAAATTCATCCCGCCTAAAGTCTGTTCCGGTTTCTCCATTGTCAATATACACTGATACCGGATTAAAATATGGCTTTCCTTCTATGAACTCCCGTAATACTGCTTCCTGTGTTTCGGCAGTATCACTGTCCTTCACTCCGCCATCCAGGACAGAAAGGCGGATATACAATGCAGTTTTATAGACTTTCTGCATCTGTGCCGTATCTTTCTCTTCTATGCCAATCCTACTTTTTCTCGCCATACTAACCCACCACCTTTTCGGAAGTCCGAAGCAAGCGACTGCCTTCCTGTTCAAGCAGGCTGCGCAGATGCTCATACTCATCATGAAACTTAAACCGGATATGGAGCCGGTGTCCTTCATGGACATTGATACAATCAATCAGCTCCACGACAGTCTTACGGTTCAATTCAGTAATATTTCCACACTCCCTGAAACGGGTAATCCATTGCTGTTCTTCTGTATTGCCACATGCCAGCTTCTCAATCTCCTGTTCCAGCTTGAAAATGGCTTCCTCCGCATCCTTCACCCTGTCATCATAACGCTTCCCAAAAGAAATATAATCTTCACGGGAAATTATCCTATCCACGTAATCCTCATGTAGTTTCAGCTTATAACGGCGGTATTTCTCAATCTCCTCCCGCTTTTCATGCAGATGCCCTTCTGCAACCTTTACTGCCCTTGCCGTATATGGCAGCTCTTTTATGGTCTGCAGCATGGCTTCCATATCAAGTATATTCCGTATATGCTCCTGCAGGGTATTCAGTATCGTTTCTTCCAATATCTTATCTCGGATACTGTGGCTGGTACACCCACATTTTTGCTTGTAACCGGAACAGATATAGTAAAAATATGGCTTGCTGCTCCCGGCATTGTTCTTCCTTACCATACTCCTTCCGCAGGTTCCGCAATACACCAGTCCGGCCAGTTGGAAAACCATTTCCTCTGTGGGTGAAGTCCTGGTATCCGCCTGCAGAATCCTGGCCACATTATCAAACATGTCACGGCTGATAACCGGCTCATGGGCATTCTCTATGGTTATCCATCGTTCTTTCGGAACCTCCACCTGCCTCTTTATTTTATAATTAGGCGTACTCCGCTTTCCCTGTACCAGGGTGCCGGTATACACCGGGTTTTTCAAAATCCGGTAAATTGCAACTGCCGTCCATTTGGCCTTCGCATTCCTTTTGAACGGACTGGAAAAACTGCTTCCTTTATATCGCTTGTATTCCATGGGGGACAGAACCCCCATCCCATTCAGCCAGTCAGCAATGGTCTGGGCGGAGTATCCTTCCAGTTTCTTCTTAAAGATATCCTGTATGGTACCTGCGGCTATTTCATCTATGATCAGATTGTTTTTATCAAGGGGATCTTTTTCATAACCATACACTGCAAAGGGAGCGATACACTCGCCCATTTTTCTTTTAATATCAAGCTGGCTGCGGATTTTAATTGAGATATCACGGCAGTAGGCATCGTTCATCAGGTTCTTAACCGGTACCAGCAGGCTGTCTGATGATGTCCTTGGCTGTATACTGTCATAATTATCATTTATTGAGATAAACCGTATCCCCATAAACGGGAATACCTTTTCGATATATTTTCCTGTTTCAATAAAATTTCTCCCCAGGCGGGAAAAATCTTTTACGATGATACAATTGATTTCTTTCTTTTTTACGGACTCCATCATTGCCATGAAGTCCGGGCGCTCAAAATTCACCCCCGAGTATCCATCATCCACCCGAACTTTGTGCAGATGAATATCGAGATGTGAGGATAAAAAGTCCATCAACAAAACCCGTTGGTTGGTGATGGAATCACTTTCTGCCTTATCCCCGTCCTCACGGGACAGACGCAGGTAAAAGTCTGCATTATATATTGCTTGATTATTTGTCTCCATATGTTAACTCCTGATTTTTTATTTCAGAAAACCAGTCAGGAGTTTTACCGTGGAATATCCTCTTTCCATGAAATACCCTTTTCCATGGAAGGTTCTTATTCCGTAAGCCCTATTTTGTAACTCAGCTTATCACAAATATAACTGCGCGTCCAGACTGATTTTTAGTAGTAATTAAAAGAAATGTCTTCCGTGTAAGAAATATATTTCTCATGAGAAACTATTCCCACAGATACTTAATAGAGCATTCCTCTTTACAATGCCTGCAGACAGTGTTTCATCCGCTGTTCAAATGTTACTCCATCATTGGAAAAGTCTACACTGACAGCAACCTTGTCTACCTTGAAGCAATAAGGATTTCCAACCTTACGGATAAACTCTAATATCCTTTGCTCTTTTGGCAGTTCTGTATTAATATTTATATTCCTTATATCCACAAGGGTGTCCACATCAACCGTTCGTATATCCACCTGCTTCAACGATTGAAAATCTACCTGAGTGATATTAAATTCCTCCATTACACGTCCTCCTCAATAATTTTATCTTCCTGCTTTCCCAGCTTTATAAACGGATAAATGTAGAACAGACAGGAGCTTCTCCTGTCTGTCAAGCCCTGAAATAGTTAACATCTATTCGTATTCTTTATTGTTTACTTTTTTATCTGCTTCCTTTGCCACCTTCATACAGGAATATACCACAAGTATAACAACGAACACTAACACCACAATAACTAACATCAATCTGAATCTCCATCATTTATTGTAATTGCTTCCTTAAACTGTCCAACACACTGCCATCCAAGCCAATGGTACTGAACCGAGGATATTCTTCCAGTTTTGTGCCATCTTTATAAGACCTGACGATAATCTTGTAATCATCCAGTTTCGGCGTGTATAGAGGAATCATAAATGTCAATTTTTCCTCTACCAGATAGGTAGCCGGACTGTATTCGTATACTGTATTAAGCCCCGGATTTAATGCGGTCATTTCATCCGGGAAGATTACTTCCACACGGTCAGCATATCCAGTAGTTACAATGGTTAGAAGCCCGCTTTCCCCTGCCCGGAAAATTGGATCATGGGGTTCCATTATTCTTTGTAATATAGCATTTAATGTAAATTCTGACAGCCCATGCGTTTCAATCTTTTCATTCCCCACGTTATCTACTGCGTGGATCTCCACCGTAAAATCTCCAGTAAACAATGCAGAATTCTCTGCCAGATTTAATGTTAAGGTGATACCATCATCAGAGTAAAAGGTCTCTGTAATGTAATTATCCGTGTTCTTTACTACGGCAAAAAAAGCATCCACTCCACTGCCGGAATCAGATGCATATAAAACAATCGTACAGTTGTCGTTGTCCCGGTCTATGGTGGTAATGCTTTGCAAAGCATTAATACCATGGATGTCTGGTGGTGTGCTGTCACCGATCAGGTAGATACTGTTAGTCAGGTCTATTGTTTTGTCAGAGTAAACGGTTCCGTCTGTGGATGCAGCTCCGGCAATGGGTGTTACCTTTATTTTTATGCCGTCCATGTCTCCTAGCAGGGTGAATTTCTGTATGATATCTAAATCCTTACACCAGTTGTATCTTTTTGTGATCGTGTAAGCCGCATCGTAAAGCACCAGATTACCGGTGATAGTCTTGTCCAGCCTTGCAGCTTTTGTTTCCGTTACATCATTGGTAATGCTGCCCGCCGGTTTTGTATATACGTCCATTTGTGCAGTACCTCCGATGCCTGGCTGCGCTTCAAATATATTGTTGGTGATCTGGTAGCCCGCACTGGCATTCCCCTGCATCCAGGAATGGAAATCAAGGGTAAACGGTGTTTCCCCGTCACATCTTACATAATACGTTTTTGCGGTACCGGAATAATATACTGATTCCTGTTCAATGATTCCTATCTGCCCGGTGAAGATTTTCCATGCAACTTCAGGGTCTGTTTTGCCAATGGGGATATGAGTCGTGCTGCTCAGGTTATCTGCCACATCCACACAGGCAATGTGAAGATATTGATTGTTTGCCGTCAGGTTTAAGGTTACGCTTGTCCCCGTTGTAAAGCTGTTTCCACTGGCACCGGTAATCGTAGTGTCTGGTGAAGTGTCCAGCCTATAATAGTACCCTTTTACACCTGAAGTGAGGGTGTTCACCGTTATGTTGGATGTGCTGATATATTCCAGTGTCCTTGCTTTATAGGACTCTACCTTATGGTAATAAGGCGTTCCATTGTCCGCTGGCTGCCCCCAGGATATTTTAACCTGGCTGTCACTGATGGCGGTTTTTACCACTTTTGAAAGATTTACTGCATTAGGAGCAGCTTTGTCTCGTGCTGTTACATTGTTTAACGACTGGCTTGTGAGATATCCTATGCTGGATGATACAATGCTTGCCGCCCCATGACCTGTTCTGGCATCCTGACTGCTTGAATAACTGACCATATGGGTAGTATTTACAAAGTTGCTTCCCCCATAAGCCGGGCTAGAAGATACTATCTGGCCGTTTGTATACGGACATGTTTTCGTATATACTGTAATATAATAAGTATGTGTTGTAGTACCAACTGTTTGTACCGTACTTCCATTTGTAAACCTGCCACAACCAGGACAAACCACACCAGCATGGTTGGAGGTACCAGTTCCACAAGAACTATGTGACGTTGTGTATGTATCATAATAATATAGTCCAGTATTTCTTCCACAATTAGCACATGATCCTTTCCACGGGATAGATGTGCCTTCCACTCTGTTTCGTGTAATTGTCTGGGTACAACTTAACGGTAGTGAATAAGAAGTGGTATAACAACCACCACTACTTGCCGCATATGTCACCCCATTGGTAGTTGCTAAGGAGCCGTTATAACTACACGTATGCATTGTAACATAACCACTAACGCCTCCCTGGTTTCCGCCCCCTCCACCGGCAGCACCAGTCTGCCCATTCCTTCCAGATATGTTGCTTGTACTGGATCCGCCCGGATACCCGACTGCATATGTCGTTGCACCGCCCCCTCCACCAGCAATCAACAGAATACCATTTTGACTGGATGATATGATAGTGTACCCACCGCCGTTCCCATAACTGCTATTAGTGGCACTGCCGCCACCGTTATAACCGTTCTGGCCGCCTATAGTGATCGTGATTACATCTCCCTGCGTTAACCAGACATTCCCGGTAACATATCCCCCTTTTCCTCCGGTTTTGCCGTTTGAAGCATTACCTCCCTGTGCTCCATAAGCTGTGATTGTATATAACCCGATATAAGGTATAGTATAGGTGTTGCTACTGCCTGTATAGGAATAGGATTTGTTCACGTTAAAGGTTTCCGATATATCCGCCGCACCTGCTAATTTTGACCAGTTAGAAGCATCCAGGCTCTGGTATAGGTAATAAGCCTTGTTATTCCCATCATTCTGGTTCCATGATAGATTGACCGCGCCTATCCCATTGTTCGCTGAATAGTTATTCTCTGAGACAAGCAGTAATCCTACCCACTTCGCATACAAGGAGAGATTATTTGCTGGTGTTATTGTCCCCCCGGCTTTCCCAGCAAATTTTGTGTAGGAAGCGTCATAATACCATCCTCCAAATGAATAACCGTTGCGAAATGCCTGGGGGAGAGTAATGCTGTTATAGCTGTAAATTGCCGTTATGGTATCTGCTTTTCCCTTCGAGCCTAAATAAGTGTAAACATTTCTTTCCAGCTTTCCATGGAATGGATGAGATAATTGCCATTCCGAAAAGGAGAGGAGCTGTAGGACAGGTCTGACCGGATTACCTCCACAAGCATCAAAGGTGATAGTATTGCCGGTTGGAGGGGTTATTTTGGAAGAGTCAGCAAGACAAGTACTATTGTAATCCTGTTTCACAGAAGTAATCCCGGTATTTCCTGCATAGCTGCCGCCATTGGGATTAATGTTCAGGGTGCTTTCTGATTTTTTCCATTGGGCGTATAGTATTACTAACCCTTTCCCATACCCATCAAAATTTTCAGTTGTTAAATTTAATATCTCTTGCCCATCACTAAAACTTCTACCTGTACCATCAGCTTTTGTATTCCAACCTGTAAATTCGTATCCAATTAGGGTATAGGTATTTTTAGAAAGCGTTGTAGATGCATAGATAGGTTCTGCTTCATATATGGTTGCATTATTGTACATATGTATGCTTCGTTGCATTGTCTGACCATCACCACCATTCATATTGTAAAGAATGTAATAGCGGTTCCAAGAAATGGCATCACACTCATGTTTTCCTAACTCTGCGCCCTGTTCCAGATTCCTGCAATTGTCGTAGGGACAAAGGTAGTAATAATCCAGATTTGTATCCAAATCCTTTACTGTATAGGCTGTAGTTTTATTCATGTAAAAAAGTAAATTAGCTATTCTTTCACCACAGTCTGCACAATATGCCATCCATCCCGAATTGTATCGTTGGAAACATTTTTTTGTTCCGTAATTAATGCCATGGTAATATCCGCTTGGATATGAGTTATGGATGCATTGACCTGGCTGATGCATAACCTGCCAGTATCCAACAGGAACTATTCCTTTCCTGGTTGACTTGTACTTGTGTTCCCCTTCCTCTAAATCCCTTATTGTAGGTTCTACACCTGTATATACTGTTTCTTCGGAAGGATACCATGTATAGTCTGTTACCCTGTCATTTGTGGTAAATGCTTTCTTGTCAGGGGAAAAGGTGATATTAGGGTTGCCATACAGGGAAGAAGCTTCTGTTTTTATTCCATGGCAAAGTAACAATACGATAAAGCAAGCCAAATAGCTGATATGTATAATTCTTTTTTTCATAGCTCACCTCTTTCTATAATAAAAAAATCCAAACAGTTTTTGTTTGGATTTAGTAAAAGTTGTTGTTTAGCTATTTTTGATTGAAGTAGCATGAGTTTATTGTGGTTTTGGTTTACCGCAATTGTTACACATTGTATCGCCAAAATTATGGGCATTAGGATCTCCATCTGTAACTGTCTCTCCTAAGTAAAAACCACATACACTACATTCATGCTTTATGAGTCCTGGTATAATACAATTACCATGACTTATGATAGTATCAACAGGGGTATGTGGCAGAGGCGATTCAGAAACGCCTTCTATGTGACCGCAGGTATTGCAAATATTGTTGTAATAACCATTTGAGATACAGCTAGCTGTATACCATATTTCCTGCCGAAAGTTATGTCCTGTTGCCGATCCGCTACTAGATTCTGACTGGACATTTCCACAAACACTGCAATAGGTTTTTATTTTGCCCGCTGAGGTACAAGTAGCTACTGTTGTATCAGTTACGTAAATATGGGACGTTTTTGCTAACGTCTCCGTTTTTGTCTTTTGGCAATCGGTACAGGTATAGGTTTTTACCCCTGCACTGTTGCAGGTTGCTGCTGACGTTACGCTTCCATTATTCCATGTACAAGTATTATGCGTTACTGTTGGGTTGCTTGTACTTGGTGTCGTGCTCTCTTTCGTAGAAGCAGATGATGAACTTGGTATTGTGCTCTCCTTCGTAGAAGCAGATGATGAACTTGGTGTTGTGCTCTCCTTCGTAGAAGCAGATGAGCTTGGTGTTGTGTTCTCCTTTGTTGAAGCTGAAGAGCTGGTGGTGGTACTCTCCTTTGTGGAAGCTGAAGAACTGGCTGTCGTACTCTCCTTCGTAGAAGTAGCGGAAGAACTGGCTGTTCCACTCTCTTTTGTAG